ACATAGTCCTTCCTCGACGACCACGGGACGCTCTGGCTTGCACCAGCACGATATCAGTTCCTCGCAGACGGGTCTCAAGAACAATCGGCTCGGACGACATCGGAGCCGACTCCATGCGCGATGCTTTCATGTTCGAGACGACCTCACCGCTGGAACGAGGCACGAAGATTTCCGGGCCGCGCTCGCCGACAATGACCGCTCTGCCTTCGCTGACCTGTCCACCGTTGGCGAACAACTTGAACCCGCCGAGCAATCCGAGACCGGGGATGAGCGAGTTGAGCAGGCCGGAGGTGACGACGTTCGCCGCCATTGACGCGATGCTCGACATGAACGTGCCGACGAAACTCCCGAGCAGACTGTTCGCCCCGCCGAACATATCGCGGAACGCCCCGCCGATGGTACCGCCGACCATGCTCGCAATGCTGTCAGCCGCACCGCTAAAGGATTGTTCGAGCGCCTGCGTCTGCGACATGATATCGGAGAATGTCACGTCAGCGGCGACCTTCACGTCCTCCATCTTCTTGACGGGGTCGCCGATGACCATGCCGCCGACCGTCTTTGACTGGCCGGGCTTGCCGACTCCGAACTGCGACGCCTTCGCTCCGATGCTCGAAAATTCCGGGCGTGCTCCCGGCGCTTGCTGCTGATACTGGGTCTTGAGCGCATCGTTGAGAGCGACCTGCAATTCGAGTTGCTTCGTGATGCCCGTCTCGGTCGCCAAACGTCCCTCAAGATACCGGACAAGGATTGACGCGTCGCCTTCGGCCTTCGCTTGGAGCGCTGCTCGTTTGCCTCGCTCCTCTTCGGCGGCTTCGGCCTTCCGCTTCGCTTCCTCTGCCTCGCGCTCCGACTTCTCGACCGACTTCTCCTTCTCCTTGTTCTGCTTCTCAAACTCGGTCGTCAGTTCCTCTTCGAGTTTCTTGCGCTGGCCTTCGAGGTCGGCAATTTGTTTCTGCCGCTCGATAGCCATAGCGGCCCGCTCTTCTGCCACTTTCGCCGGGCCGAGCAGTTGCGCCATGGTGCTCGGGCCGTCGAGCGGCTTCTGACGGAGTTCGTTGATTTGCTTCGTCAGGATGGCGACCTGCGACTCCTTCGAGATTTTGCCGGCCTTGACGTTCGTCTCGTAGAGGTCTTTGAGCGACTGGTTGAAGCGCTCCGTGATTTTGGCCGCCTCGTTCGCCGCATACATGACAGCCATGATGGCCGCGCCAGCACCAGCAGCGGCCGGGACGATATCGAGCAAGCGAGCACCGAGCCCTGCGAACTTTCCCCCGGCGTGTTCGGCTCCGAGCCCTGCGGCCGTCGTCGCGAACTCGACTTGCTGCCAACCGGCGAAGACCGTGTTCAGAGCGCCGCCGAGTCCCGTTGCTCCGAGAGCCCCGCCGACCTGCTGCGCCGTCATGGCGACTTCGCGCATGGTGCGGTCGCCGACGCGCTGCTCCATGTAGAACCGCCGGAGTTTCGTGCCGAGGTCGAAGTACTCGTCCTTCGCCCGAGACGCCGCTCCTTTCAGCGGTTCGAGTTCCTGCGTTCGCATGTCCTTGATGGCACGCGAAGTCGCGGCGACGCCTTCCTTGAGTTTCTCGTTCTCCTTGCCCCATGACTTATAGACGCTGTCAAGTATCTTGATGGCTCGCGTCTGCTCGTCGATGGATGCGTTGCCGTCGCGGATTTTGTCGATGAGTTCGTTGAGTTCAGACTCACCGGCGACCTTGACGAGGATATTGAGATTCGTTTCGCTCACGGCTTTGGCTTTTTCTTGGCGGCTTCTTTGGTGGTGAACCTATCATAAGCCCGCAGGTAGTTCCATCGCTCCGCTTCGTTTCGAGTTATGCTCCGCAGGGTTTCGCGCTTCGAGAGGTCGCCGTCGCAGAGCAAGTAAATCAGATACCGGAGCGAATAGCCGCGAGGCAGCGGCGTCGTCCCGTCTTTCGTCAGGAAGCGACCGAAGGCGCGGCGCCAGTCGTCGAGGTCTTCCGAACCGACAGACGCCGCCCGTTGAAACCCCCGGCAATCGTGAACGCCTCCCCCATGCTGAGTGTCTTAATGTCGAGGATGTCGTCGGGCGGGTTCTCGATGGCGGCCTTGACAAAGTCCGGCCACGTCGCGGCGAACTTCTCGACCGCGGCCTTGCCGCCCTTCGCGGCCTTCGCGTAGTTCTCAAGAACGTCCTCGCCCCAGCCGGTCGCCTCGACATCGGCGCAGACGATGACGTTCGGGAAGCGATAGGTAATGGTGTGTCCGAGAATGACGACGGGTTCCATTGGTCAGCCCTTTTTGTTGGTGCGTTGTGGAGCAGAGAAGATTGCGCCGGTTACGAGCGCATTGATGGCCTTGACGTCCTCGTCTTGGAAGAGCAGGAACGTTCGCTGCCGCATCGGAATCTTGTGCCGCTTGGTGAACCATGTGAAGACCTTGCGGCCCTTCCACATGAAGACCTGAAACTTCGACGAACCCGGATGCTGAATCGTCCCGCCGAACTGATGGATGCGAGCGTAACGAATCTGCGAGGTCGAGAGTCCGACCGTCGCCGTGTTCGCCGTGTTCGACTTCCTGATGGCTCGGAAGATGCCGCCTTGTTTCCCACCGAGGAACGACGGGCCGCCTGTCTTGAGCGGCGGCCATGCCGTCGGACGACCGCCGACCGAGAAGTTTTGTCCGACGCTCTTATACATGAGGTCGGCAATCTTTCGCATCACCGCATCGCCCGGCCCGCTGCTGCCGCCCGCGATGTTCGCCAGCGGCGGGAGTTGTCCTTGTACTTCGTAGGCCGCTTTCATGCGATGACGCGAACGCTCCAATCGGATTGATAGACCACGATGCCCGGCAGACTGACGACGAGCGTCTCGTCCTCGCCGCCCGTCTCATAGAAAGGCGACATAGCGACGAACTGCTCGTCGGTGATGGCGACGCCCTGCAATTCAGTGTAGGTCGGGAGCCGCTGCGGTACGGACTTGATGACCTTGCCCGCGAGCGCATCGAACTCAGCAGCGAGAAGGTCATAACAGGAGTGCGTCGCTTCCTTCGTGTCGCGGAGCGACTGCGCCCCGGTGAAGATGCGGAACGTCAGCGTGTGCTCGTAGGTCTTGCCGGACGAATCTCGCTTGGACTTCTCACCGACGCGCCCGTTGTAAGCGACGAGAGCGAACGGGAGCAACTTGAGAAAACCCTGCATGTAGGCCGGGTCGGCGAACATCTGCGGATTGATTTGTCCGGCGAGCGTGTCCACCAGCACATGCTGAAACGCCTCGTTCGCTTTCAACGAGGCGAGTATCTGGTCTTCGATGGCAGCGAGGCGGTAGCGCATGGTCAGAACTCGCTCGTCGGATTGCTGCTGTCCTCGAAGTCGATATATTTGTCAGGCGCGACAATTTCGCCTTCGTTGCCCGCCGTCTCGGCGGCCCCGAGGTCAATCGTTCCTTCCGCAATCTTGTCGAGCATCTCCATCGCGTCGTCGTACATTTTCTGCCACGACGATGGCACGTCCATCTCGGAGAACCGCCGTTGCATCGCGTAATAGCAGGCGAGGTCGGTGTTGATGCGCTTGACGACGCCCGGCACCGGAGCGACGAACGGCACGACGAACGCCACGCCGAGTTTGCTGTTGATGACGTCGTAGCCATGCAGGATGAGCGACGTGACGACGGCAGGGTCGGGCGAAGCCGCCGACGTGATGTCGTTCGTCAGTTGCGTCAGGCGCTGGCGCGAGATGCGCGACTCAAGGTCGCTCTGCTCGCAGTAGCCGCCAGAGGAAACGCTCGGAGCCGTTGCTCCCGAACTTCCAATTTGTCCGTCGCCGAGTGCCATCAGTCCACCTGTGTCCCGAACAGAACGATATACGGATAGAGCGTCGTCGTCGTTGACTTGACGATAGTGATGGTTGAAGGCCAGTTCCCGCCCTGCGTAATCTTCCGCGAGCCGTAGCCGATGATGGGGTAGGATGCGTTCTGCACGGCGAACCAAGTATTCGCCGACGAGTTCGTCGAAAGGTCTGGCGCTCGAAACTGCTGGACGTACGTTCCGTCATTGTAGGTCGAGAAGGCGACATAGACCAGACCCGGCCCGACCGTTGCGTTCGCTCGAAAGCCAGCACGACTCGCCGTTCCGTTGCCGGGGAAGGCGGTGAAGAGCGTCGTGTCTTTCAACCGTCGCTGGTTGTCGTAAACGGCGAACGTGTAGCCACGCACCGCCGCACTACCAGACGCCGTTCCTGTTGCGACGCTCGCCGCTCCGAGTTTCATTTGGTGCGGCAGGTAGAGAGCGCAGATGGTCACGGTATCGTTGAGCGACGAACCGAAGTTCGACGTCACCAATCCGAGAGCATCGGACGGCACTTGCCTGAAATGATAGACCGCCATCGTGTCCGAGACGAGGTTGTCCGTTCGGACGGTATCGCCTTCAAGCGTCTGGACGTCAACGGTGCGCGTCGGGTCGGTCGGCGTCAGTTTGCCGTCGCGGAGTCTCCATTGCGCCGACGCGAGCATCGGCAGGAGCAAGAGAATCAGGAGTCGTTTCATGAATAGACCTCGATGCGTACGGTGGCTGTCCAGTCGTCTTGCTCGAACGTATAGAGCGTCACAACGTCGTCGCTCGTTCGTTCGGCGTGCATGACAATCGGCTGGCCGCTAACGGAATCGCGACCGCTCGCTGTTGCGACAACGTCGCCAGAAGGGAACGCGCCTACAAGCGTCGCAGTATAGACGCCAGCGCCGGTGCGAGCCCACACGACTGCGTCGCTCAAGGTAGAACGAACGACGGTCGGTGCCGGTGGATTTGCGCCTGCCTGCGTAAGCGTCGCAACGTAGAGGTCCGTCGGTCCTTGTCCAAGTCCGTCGAGGAACGCCTTCGTCACTCCGAGTTCCACGTTGTATTGATGCCCGGAGTCGTCGAAGGCGACGGCCGCCGTTCCTTCCTGCGCTCGCGTGACGGTGAACTCGTCGGCGGTGCGAGCGGTGACGCGCATGACTTCGGCATGGCCCGCGTGATAGGCCTCGCTCGCCGATGCGTAATACGTATCCCAGACCACGACATTGAACGCCCCGTCGATGCTCGGGTCGGGGAAGCGAGCGCCTTGACCGCCGACGACGTCGAAGGTCAGGTCGGCGGCAACGATGCCGTCCGAGAGTTGTCCGACAGCGAAGTTCTTGGTGGCGTCCATTGGCGGTCAGGGGATGAAGGCAGGGGGCCGAAGCCCCCTGTCTTGTTCATTCGATGCGCTGCTACTTGTCGATGCGGACGTAAGCGTACTTGCCCGCCGACTTGAGCCCGGTCGTCTCCGGGCCTCGCCTGAATACGACCAGTTGGTTCGTCGTCGCCTGATACGCATACGTGACCGTATCGGGCGTCGCATCCCACGTCGGGCAGTATTCGGTGATGACGAACACGTCGCCGACTCCGACCCCGGTGATGGCGAGCGTGTCGCTTGCAGCCGTCGTGGCGAACGAGTCGATGCCTGCGACACGATTGCCCGTCGCCCAGATGCGAGCGGTGGACGTCAGGTGCAGGTAAGACTCGATGCCCCACGACTGGACATATGTCGCCGCTGACTGCGTGACGGCCGGGCTCGTGATGAGCCCGACCGCCAGCGTCAACGTCAGAGCGACGAGGATGATGGAAAGGTTTCGTCGCATGGGTTCACCTCACGCGATGCTGTGGATGAGGCCGCCCGCGGCGAAGTCGCCGGTCGAATCCGGCAGGCCGACCTTGTGCGTATAGAGCCGCTGCACGTCGAAGACTTCCGACTTGTGCTCGTTGCTCCAATACGACTCGGCCTTCGGGTAGCCGTTCTTCTGAATCTTCATGCCGAAGGTGGGTTCCAGCATGCCGTTGCCCGTGTAGGCGATGACGCAGTTGCCCGCCTGCACCGAGCCCCAGATGTCCGTGACGACTCCGGCGGCGTCCTTCGAGACCATCTCGCCGACCACGACCTTCTTGACCTCCAGAATCGAGGCCGCGATGGCGGTCGTGATGAGTTGCGCGGACGGAGCGCCCGCCGAAGCGAGATAGGCCGAGGCATACGACCTGACTTTCGCGTTCGTGCGGAACAGCCGCCACGCCTTCGGGTCGAACACGACCGTGTCGCCCTTCCTGCCGCACGCCTGACGGATGAGGTCCTGCAGCGACAGAATCTGGTCAACCGGGTCGCCCGCTCCGGCCCAGTCGTAGCCCGCGCCGTTCAGGCCACGCGCCGCCGGATAGTTCGTCGAGGTCGTCGCGAGCGTCGCGGCTTCCTTTTCCTCGATGACGTCCAGCATCGACTGTACCATGGCGGTGCGGATGGTCATGAGCGACTCACGCGTGACGCCGAACTCTTCGAGTTCGCGGCGGTCAATCATGAAGCCCAGCGCCCGCTCGTCGAGCGAATACGACGCCGACTTGTTCAGCACGTCCGGGTGCTGCACCTTGCCCCGGAGCGCCCGGGTGGCGTCCTGATACGCCCACGCCTCGGTGCCGAAGTACGGGTGTTTCCCGTTCTCCTTGCCGACGGGGAACGTCGGGTAGAGCATCGGCGAGACCATCTCGCCGTTCTTGTGACCGAGCACGATGCCCATGAGTTCGGGCACGACCTGCAAGGTCGTCAGGACTCCGCTGTCGGCGAAGTCGATGGTCTGCACCGGCGTCCCGCTACCGGCTTGGAACTGGATAAGTTTCTTCATGGTGATGGTTCCTTGTCGGGTGTGCTCAGGCGACCGTGCCGTTGAGCGTGGTGAGCAGGACTCGAATCGGGTCGCCGTCCGCCGTCGCTTCGTCCAAAGCGACGCCGCGCAGGATGCCCGCGTTGAGCGTGATGGCCTTGCCGGCCGCGTTCGACTCGACCTTCGCGAAGCGAGCGACCGCAGCGCCCGCCTGCACGGCGACGACGCCGGAGACGGCCAGCGAGACCTCTTCGTTGTCGGCGCAGACCAACTGGCCCGGCTCGGCTCCGAAGGTGACACCGGCACTCAGGTCGGCGGTCGAGGCATAGTCCGAGCCGTCCGACTTGATGAACCGACCGGACACGAGTCCGGCGTTGAGCGTGTTGGTGATTTCCACCGTGTAGCCGATGGAACTCCCAACGGTTTTCGCGTTCGCCATGTGACGAACTCCTTGTTGATGTTGAAGGGTGGATGGATTACTTCAGAAGCGTCTCGTCGAGAGCAATCTCGCCGAGGTTCACTTTCGTCAGGACGACGGCCAACTTCTCCGCGTCCGTGTCGCCCGCGATGTCCTTCGCGTGCGCCTTGAGGTACGACTGCGCGAACTGCACGCGCTTCATGCCTTCGACCGGGATGAACGTGCCGGGGGAAAGCCCGAGCGCCTTCGCGGCGTCGGCCATTTCGACCGCGCCGGTGCTGAACTCCGCTTCCTTGCTCGGCTCGGTGGCGACGGGCGCGAAGAGCGTGGTCAGCGAACGGAAGACCTCGAAGGCCGGGCGCTTGTCGGTCTCGCTGAACTCGACCTGACCCGCGTCGAGCATTTGCGCGGCGAGCCGGAAGACGCCCTGCTCTTCCATCTTGTTGACGGGCAGATTCGCCTTGACGCAATCCTCGCGGAACGCGGCGAGCACCTGCTCGTTGTGCTGCTTCTTGGCAGCCGCCTCGGCGGTCGCTTTCGCTTCCGCTTCCTGCCGCTTCTGTTCCGCGAACTGCGCCTTGTCGCGGTCGAGCGAGGCCTGCTGCTCGGCGAGCGCATCCTGCGCGGCCTTGAGCGCTTTCTCGTCCATGGTGTCGGACTCCTTCGTGGTGTTGTGGTTGAGAAGCCGCTCGACCATTTCGGCGGCCTTGTTCTTCATCTTCTCCATGATGCTCTCGGACTTCTCCAAAAAGGCGAAGTGCAGAGCGGTCGTCGCGGCGATGTCAGCATACGCCGTCGAGAGCGACGTGTTGATACGGTCGCGGCACTTTATCTCGTCGATGTCCGGGTTCTTGAGCGCGTCCTCAATCTCCGAGAGGCAGGTCGCGAACGACTGCTGAATGCTCTCGAACGTGTCGGCGGTGTTCATCTCCGACGTGACCGCTTCGACCTCTTCCATCTCGACGAGCGCTTCGGTGAACGCGATGGACTCCAAGCCCTTCACGGCAGGCGGCGCCGCGCCGAGGAAGGCGACGTGATGCAGATGCCACTTGCCCGGAGTCGGGTTCGTCGGGTCGTCCGGCTTGTAGAGGCCGACGCTGACCTTCTTGTAGTGGCCCGTCTTGATGAGGTGCGCGAGTTCTTCGGTGAACTCCGCAACGACCTTCACCACGCCGCCGACCGTGAAGACCTTTTTGACCCAGCCGAACGCCGGGACTTTCGAGTCCTTATAGTCGCTCGTGTGCCCGACCGTCAGCGGGGCCTCATGCACGTTCGCGTCGTAGGACTCGGCGAGTTCCTGCAGTTCCTTCGCCCCGAAAGAGCCCTGCGGATAGACACCGGCCTTGAAGACTTCGACGATGCGTTGGAGTTTCATGACGGACCTCAGTTGGTTTGTAAGATACTTGGGGCATTGACGGGCGACAGGTCGTTACCAGTCGCAGAGCGATTCACTCCTTGCCGACTCCAATCCACGTCCAGAACGATGGTGCCATCAGGCCACGACCGGGGCAGCCCTTCTTGTCGCCACGTCCTCGACAAGTGCGCAATGCGCCCGTTGATGTTCCGCGGCAGCGCATTGAACCGGATGATTTGCACCGGCCCGACGAACCCTTGCCAATAAAGCCCGCTCGAATTTTCGATGCCAATTTGTAGCCGTGTCTGGACGTTCATGGGTGGAAGTTGCTGCCGAGCGTTTGCATAGCCGACAGGCACGCCGTCAATGAAGAGCACCGTCGAGTCGGAGCGGTTCGCAACGCCCGCGAGGAAATAAGTCTTGCCGGGCTGGAAGCGCATGTTTGCTATGACGCCAACACCAGAGCTACTGTTCTCCGCGAACGAGAACACAAAGCGCCCGCTCGATGCCGTTCTGAGAGCGTAACCCGATGCCGTCGCCGAGTTCCAACGTCCGACAGAGACCCCGCTCATGGCTGCGTTCGATATCGTGGGCTTGAGCGCCGCGAGCATCACGATGTCGTACGCCTGCGTACAGGAGATGTCGTCGATATAGAGCGTGTCGCCCAGCGCCGGATTAGTGAACTGCATCCCCGCCCTGATGTTGGTTTGAGTGCCCGATGACTGCGCGGTAAAGACGATTCGCGTCCATGTGTCGCGGGGAATCGTGACGGTGGTTCCGGTGCCAAAACTTGCCCCGGTATTCGTGTAGAGCACCAAGCGGGCGTCGCTGCCGGTATTACTCGACGGCGCATATAGCCACATGACGACCGTCCACTTGTAGTTCGTCGTGTTCGCGAAGCCGGTCGTCGCCCTGAATCGTCCGTTCGTCGTCCCGTCGCTTCTGAGGGCGAACGAGCCGACGCCGGTGCGAACGCGGTCGAGGTTCGTGTTCCGCGTGAGCGTCAGTCCGAAGTCGGCCTGCCAGCCGGTCGTGTTGGCCTCCGCGCCGGGGTTCGTGATATTCTCCGAGCCCTGCACCGCGATGTTGACCGGCGATGTCTTGTTCCAGTACTGCGTCGTCCCATCGAGACTCGTCGCTTGATACGACGACGGGCCGAGTGCCGGTACGGGTTGCGCCGCGACGCAATGCAAGACGACGAGCAGCAGGGCCAGCGTCCTCATTGGTAGTAACCCCCTAACTCGAAGCGGTATCGCTCGCCCGCTTTCGGCGTCCATACTGCGGCGGCCTCGATAACGCCGTAGATGTTTCGGCTCCCGGTCGGGAGTGAGAACGGAATCCCCGCCCCGGTCGTGATGCCGTAACCAGCAGAGGCCGCTACGGAATTGTATGTACTCACGACCAGCGAGCCGATGCGCCGGGAGAAGTTCCACGGAGACACAACGTTCGGTTCGTTGTCGCCGAGGCGTTGAATGCCGGTGCTGTCCTCGTAGAGATGAACGATGAACGAGCGAACGGCCGCCGAGTCGCTGATGGCTCGTAGCGACTGGACGAAACCAAAGGCCGCCGTCTTCGCCGGTTGACCGTTCGGTGCTTTGAGCGAGAACACGAGCACCTTTCGCGGCGAGGTCGTGCTATCGTTCACGATGTCGCCGAGCGTGTAGGTCGTCACCGTATCGGGGCGCGCGACCGAGTCAGCAGCCGAGAAGACCCACCATTGAGCGTCAGCGGTCGTCAGCACCGCCAGCATCAGCGTCGCCAGCATCGTCAATCGTTTCATCGTCGTCATCCTTCGTAATGAGTTGTCCATTCTCGTCCACCGTCTGGCCGGGCATGAGTTGTTTCGGCATCGGTTCCTCTTCGTCGAGAGGAATCTGCATCGTCTTCTCGACGTACTCTCGCGTCGCCTTGTAGCCCGCATTCCTGAGCGTGGCGATGGCCTGCGCCGTCCGAACAATATCGACCGAGTCTTCGGTCACGAACTCGAACGACGGGTAGCGCTGCAGGTTGTAGAAATTCAGGTCGCAGAACCAGCGAAGGAGCGTATGCGAGAGCGTATCGGCGAGCGACTTCGCATCGTAGAGCACGATGTCACCACGCACCGAGTTGTGCACCGCTCCGAGCGCTCGCGAGCCGGAACCATTCGAGCCGCTGCCTTCGGTCGTGAGCGTCTGTCCGAGCACCGCCTTCGCAATCTGCTCGTCGGCCCACCGGATGAACTTCTCGTAGGTGTCGGCGGTCGTCGCAACGTTCTTCGACTCTGCCCAGAGGATGTCCCAGTCGGCGGGGATGTAGCCGTAAGCGCTCGAACGAATCTGCTCCGCGACGGCGAGCGCCTCGGTCTTCACCGCTTGCAAACTCTTCGCCGGAATCTTCACGAGCGGCACCGGAGCCGACGAAGACTGCGCGTGATTCATCCAGAACTTTGTCACAGTCCGCTTGAAGAGCCAGAGCCAGTAGAGTCGCTGGTCGAGCGCATCACCAAACGGGTTCTCGTAGCGCTGCGAGTTCCGGTGCACGATGAACTTCTGCGGGCCGACCGGGTCGCCGTAGAATGCGTTGTCGAGTTTCCGAACCTTGAGCCACCTTGTCGTCGCATCGAACTGGAAGCGGCGCTGCTGCCGGTTGAGGATTTCGTTCGGCACGACGTAGCCGTCTCGGTCAACGCCCCAGATGACTTCCGACACGGCGAAGCCCTTGCCGAGAGCGTCGAGCAGTTCGACGAGGTCTTGGAAGAGCCCCGGCACTTGCAACAGTTTCTCGGTTGCGACTTCGGCGACGCGCATGTCTCGCGGCTTGTCGCTCGCGGGCTTGATGCGCCACTGCAGACCGGCGACCGCGAGTTTCCTCGTCATGAGCACCGCGCTCACTTGAGGGTCGAGTTCGACTTGGTCGTAGAGGTCGTAGCCAGCGAAGTCGAGGTAGGTCTGCCGTTGGAGAATCGTGTCCGGGTTCAGATAGACGCCGGACGACGGAGCAGGATAGGGCAGCGCATTCCCGACGTACATGCGAACGAGGTCGGTGAGGACGCTCGCTTCCTCGTTCGACAGGTATGAGCCGCGTGGCACCGGCTTCGGTCGGAAATTTAGGTTGTCTTTGAGTCGTGCTCGTGGCATAGGTTTCAAACGGAAACGGGCGAGCGACCTTTCGGCCACTCGCCCGGTTGTTCCGATGCGCGGCTCCCCATTGAACTACGCAAAGCGACTGGACAAATATAGCACGCTCAGGAGTCTCTGTCAATAGCCCCGGGTGACTTTCTGCGCGTCGGTCTGGATGAAGCGGAGTTCCTGCGGGTCGTCGGTGAACGAGACCTCAAGGTTCACGACGGCCCCTTTTTGCATCACAACGGTCAAACGCCCATATCCACGGGCCGAAATTTCACGGAAGCGCTCCACGAGCCGGGTCTCGATGGGCGAGAGCGGAGTGGCGACAACGGTCACGGTCAGGCGGTCAGTAGCCATGCGTTACCGCTTTCACTTCGCTCCGTCCAGTTCCCATGTCTTTGCTCTGCCCTTCGGTGAATGTGCCCGGCGTCCAATGGCGGTTGATGGCTTGCACGAATACATCATTAAGGTCGGACTCGAATCCGTTGCCCGCCTTCAAGATACCTTGCTTCGGGTCGTCGAGCAGAAAGTCGAGCAGATGCGCCTTGATGAAGACCTTGCCGGCCTCGACCGGCGGCGTCGCGAGTCGAGTGCGTGCTATCTTGTCGCCGCCTTGGACCTCGACCTCTTGCGCGTAGATGCCTTGACGCTTGAGCGACTGGACCGCCGACTTGCCCGATGCTTTCGCCTCGACATAGTGCGCGGCCTTCTGCGAGTGCATCCATTCGACGAGTTCGGGAAACTCAAGATAACGCACGCCGAGGTCGGTGACGAAGATGTTACCGAGCGCGTCTCGACACGACCGAATGAACGCCGAGCCGCTGTTCGCGTCGTCCTTCGTGTAGGCAAGGTCCCAATCGCAGCCGTCATCGACGCCGTCGGTGTCCGTCGTGAACGAACGGAACCACTCGCGCTTCCAGATGTTGCCCTCTTCGATGGTCGGTCGCTGCTGATAGAGAGCCGCCCAATGACGAGAGCCCGAGATGCCGCGCTGACGGTCGAGTGCGTCGAGGTCGTAGCGTTCGGGGCAGAGCGCTTCGCCCGTCGCTCGCCAGTCAGGTTCGACAGAACAGGTGACAGGAAAAACGTGGGCCGCTTCAGCGACAGCAGGCAGGCAGATAATATGCCAGCCCTGCCGCATCTCTTCGTCCGAGGAGAGCAGCCAGCCCGAGAGGTCATCGACGTGCCATCGCGTCTGGATGATGACCTCGGCCGCGTTCGGTTCTCGACGCGTTGACCACGTCGAGCGATACCATTCCCGATGCGCAGCCCGGACGATTTCGCTCTCGGCCTCTTCTGCGTTCTTGAGTGGGTCGTCAATGACGCCAAGATGAAAGCCCTTTCCGGTGATGGGACCGCCGACGCCCGCCGCCCACATGCCGCCGCCTTCGAGCGTTCGCCATTCGCGGGCGGCAGAGACGTCTTGATTGACCGGAGCGACGCGGGTGTATCGCTCCATCGCTGCGCGACTCAGACCATGCGCAAGGTCGGCAGCATACGACGCGAGCCCGACCGTGCGCGTCGGGAACTTGTAAACGTAGTAGGGCGTGAAGAGCCGAGAGACCTCTTCGGACTTGCCGTGCCGCGGTGGCTCGAAGACCATGAGCCGCTTGAGTTCTCCACGCGCCACGCGGTCGAGCGCATCGCCGAGCGCCTCGCAATGCCGATACCAGATGAACGACGGCTCGACCTCTTCGACGAACGCCCGGAAGTTGACCGTGATGCGTTCTCGATATTCTGCTTCAATGAGTGCACGAGCATGGGCTTCGCTGGCGTCGGCCATGTGCTAGTCGTCGTCCCTTTGTGTCGTCTCTGCCAGCACGGCATCGAGCGCCTCGCCGTTCCTGACCCGCCTGAGTTGCTCCGTCGTCAGTTTCTTTTCGTCGCCCGGCTGGAAGTTCTCGACCGTCATGTTGCCCTGAATGTGGCGGGTGTCCTTCATCCCGCCGTAGTTAATCATGTAGAACTTGTGGATAATGGGATTGTTCCGGGCCATGCGGAACCCTGCCTGCCGTAGCGAGACGATGCCTGCTTTTCGTAACTCCCGTGAAATGGCCGAGAAAGTTGCCCCTTCGCCATACCATTCTCTCACCCGGTTCTCGATGGTGTCGGGCGAGCACTGGAACACGGCAGCGACGTCGTCCTTCGTTGCTTGCTGCATGCAGAGTTGCTCGAAGATGGGTCGGCTGATTTCGAGCCGGGGCCGGCCCATGACCGGTGCGTCGTCGGCCTTTTTCGGCTTTTCACTTCTGCTTTCTGCGTCGCCGCTCATGGCTTTTTCTGCACCAAACGGAGTCCGTAGTCGTCGACGCGTGGTAGGTCTTCGAGTCTGATACCGGGCTTGAGTTTGAGGGGTGTGTCGAAGCCCTTCCACTGTCCTTTGATGTGATGCTGCGGGCGGCGAAATTTGCGCTTCGTCTCGACCACCTTCGGCCACATGCGCTCAAGCGAGCGGGCCATCTTGAGCCGTCCGTCGCCCTTGTAGAGCACTTCCATGTTGCCGCCCTTCATCACCATCGTCGTCATCTTGTCGGCAAGAAACACATTCACCAGCACCGTGCACCAGCCAGCACTGAGCACCTGCAGGCAGAGGTCCGTGTCCTCGTTATAGCGGCCGCGCCAACGGAACGGAAGGTCGTTGCGAATCAGCAGGCATGAATAGACGTGGACGTTGTGGAAAAACGGCTTGAATTTTTTCAGGTCGGGAATCAGGATGGCATAGTCCATGCCCCCAATGGCTACGTTCTCATATCGGTCTACGAAGTCCTCGATGACACGGAACGCCACGCTCGACTCGCACTTCACTCGGACGGCCTTGTATCGGTACCAGATGCCCTTGATGTTGTCATCGAGCAGCCAGTGACGCTCGGCGCCAGCGGCCTTCGCGTGCTCCCAACAGGCATTGCGAGCGGGTACGCTTGTCCCGACATTCGAGAACGGAAGCACCAGCAGGCACTCGTGTCCGAACTCTGCTGCATAGAGGTCGGCCTCTTGTGGCTCGACGGCAAGTGTGAACGGGACGCCGTCGGCCTTGAGAAACCTTGCCGTCAGGCAGCGGTCGTAGCGGCCCTTCGAGATGATGTAAATCGGATAACGAGGCATCGGCTTCATGCTGGGCTCTCATCCGTCGGCGGCGGTGTTGGCTCAAAGCGGAATCGCGTGCGGTCGTTGCGCTCTTTCAGCGGCCACCAGAAGGCCCTCGTCTTATCAGTGACATCAACGCCAATCAGTTTGGCAAACTCGGCACGGTCTTCTACGTTTCTGAATGAGATGATGAACTGAATGCGGCGCTCGCCTGTCTCGTAGCCCGGAAGCCCGACCCAATGGGCGGCCTCGTTCATATCCTGAATCTCGTCCTCATGCCGCGTGACGAACACCAGACTTGCAAGCATCATCTCGTCGTAGCCCGTTCCCTTGAGGCCGTCCGAGTCAAGTTCCTTGATTTCCTTGAGCATGTCGGCCAGCATGCGGTCGTCGTTCTCTGACAGGTGCCAGAGTTCGTTGTCGCCAGCCAAGACCTTCAGCGCCCGGGGCGAGTTGGGCTCAAGCGGCAAGCGCAAGATAGGCGCCTCGGCAATCCCCTCGGCCTTTGCTGCCTCAACAATGCCATGCCCGGCAAGAATGGTGAGGTCGTTCGCCGTGATGACGTTGCGATAGAACCCGTGGTCGCGGAGACTCTGCCGCAGGTGCTCGAGTTGGTCCGACGGATGATGGCGGTAGTTGCGAGGGTGCGGCTTGAGGTCCGCAATGGCGACGTGTTCTATCTGCATGGGGTTTTGTTGTTTTTGCTCTCACAACATAGCAAACAGACCGGCCTACCGCAAGAGCACGATGTGGCGCTCGTGCCATTCGTCGAGCCGCTTAAGAACGTCCCGATATTCCGGCGCCGTCTCTCGGTAGCCCTTCTCCGAGACCTCGAACAACAGCCGCCAGTAGGTGGCCTTGAGGTCGATGTCCACCTTGACGCCGCGCCATTTTGTGTCGGTAACGTAGGCCCAGTCGTCCGGCCACTCTTTCAAGCAGACGACCGACCACGCCTCGACGTTGTGCGTGTAGAACTTGTGGTGCGCCACGCAGAGCGACCGCCCGTTCCGCAGGTCCCAATGAATCGACCGGACGTTCCGGGTGACGAGATGAGCGCCCTGCATCGGCGCTTTGCATTCGATAGCGTCCCGCCCATAGAGTTCGCACCGGAACCCGACGCGAGCCCGGATAATGAACGACCACAAAAAGTCGCAATGGCCGCGCAAGTCTTTCTGAAAACGACGACGGGCCTCCGAAGGCGTTAAAGCCCTCGGAAGCCCGGTCACTACGTCGATGCTCTTTCGCTTCATGGTTTCCTTTCGTGATGGCTTCGCACGTCCGACGCCATGCCTCTCAGCGTGTTTTCCAACGCCCGGTTTGCACCGACGCCGGACGTGCTGCATCGTCGCCTCTGGTGACGCGAGTGAAGCGCGGCCATTCGCATTGTGGGGCAAGATGATGGTTGGAAGCCCCAACCGCATCTCGCTTTCTGTCACCGCGACGAACGACGGCCATCGCCATTCTATTTCATCATTTCGAGCATCTCGCCGAGCGCAGTGTGCATCGCGACGACGTCGGCTCTGCAGAGATAGACGCTTGTTGATTCTGCCGGGACAAAAGCGCCGTCCTCAACCGACGACGGGGCTATTGTCTTCAACCAGACGCCTTGGATAGAGAAACCGGTAACGGAGGTGTTAAGGTGCGGCTCAAGAGAGACGACGACACCACGAACGAGTCGCACTACCGCTTCTGGTTTCTTGAGGTCAATCATGACGCATGACTCCTTTCTTTGATGCGCTGATACCGAATGAGTTGGATGTTGTGCCAGCGCTTGTGAACGAGTTCCGAATAGACCGAGAGCCCGTCGCGGCCTCGCGTTGCAAGGAACGGAATGCCCTGCTTTCGGCACCAACGTCGCGCTCGCATCAGCACGACACCCGTCTGCCAGAGCGCAGCGGCATATTGCGCGACCAACATGAACACGTGCGTCATGACGGTTCCTGCGGAATCGGTCTGACAGCCACGAACTCGCTGAGCGGCAAGAAAATCTGCAACTCGAATCCCGCTCGCTTGAAGTTCATAACCTGTCCGTTCTTGATGATGAAGTCGGTCGTCTGATGGTAGCGGATTTGCTCTGGGCCATAGACGAGCACCGAGAGCGCCGGACCGTTCCGAATCAGGTCGTAATTGAAACCGAAACCCTGCGCCGCATTGTGAACGTGCGCCTCGGTTCGCTTGCAATGGAACACGCCCTGATGAATCCAGCCGATGCGCCGGACCTGTCCCGATGCTTTCAACTTGAGATGCACGAAGCCATGTTTCTCGAACACGACGTTGCCGTCGTGGTCCTTCAGTTTGAGTCGTGGAGTTTTGGTCACGTCTGCCCTCCGAGCGTCGCCGCATGAACGCGCAGCAACTTTACGCCGTGCGCGTTGATGTTCACGCCCATTGAGATAATTCCGTATTGCTTCTCTCTGAATGCTTCTACGATGCGACCTACCAGTTGTTCACCGCCGACTTCTGCTCGTTGAGAGACCAAAGCGGCCGCCGGCATCACGGAGCCGCATGTCGCTTCTTGACGTCGTCGGCAATCGACGCCAGTTTGTTGAACTGCCTCGACGACAGCCGGGAGAAGTCCTCGTGGTAGTTCTCGATGATATCGAGCACGAAGTCGGCTTCCCATTGCGTCAACTTGAGCAGATGCGCCTTGAGCGCCGTGATGTTCTGCCGGGCGATGCGGTCCCGAATGGATTCCATGCGGAGGTCTCTCAGATGGTCGCAGAAGAGCATGAACATGATGAGCGCTCCGGCGCCGTAAGCATACGCCGACGACGCTGAGGCGAAGAATCCTGCCCAGTCATTGCCCCATGCGTCGATTGCCACCGAGACGCAGATGACGCAGAGCGCTGCGACGAGCAGCACGCCGAACGCCATCGGAAAGACGCCCCGCGCATTCAGCGAGACCGCCCGCGCAGGTTTGAGGAAAGCACTTCGGCGATTGAGCGCGTCTCGCCTCTCGGCAGGTTTCCGCCCATCGTTGCGGCAAGCCAGCGCTGAGCGGCCTGATGTTCTTGACATGTGAGTTCCTTTGCGTGTCGGCCCTTGCACGTCTCGCAAACCGGGAAGCAAGACGGGCAGAGGCCATCGACGAGCGCTGCGCCGCAATCGGTGCAGGTCGTCGCTTCTTTCAGAGGCGCAGAGGCCGAGTCGGGTCTTCGCGTCGGCGTCACTGCGATGATGAATGAGTTGTAGTTCTTGACGAATGACCGGAACTGATGCCGGTGCTGCGCGTGGTAGGTGTTCTGGAAGTAGACCTTCGCTCGCTTGACGATTTCGTCGCGGGGCCGGCCCTTGAGTTCGACGGCCCACTTGAGGTCTGCTTTCTGGATGACATATTCTTCGCCGGTGTACTTCTCTTCCCACATGGTAGCGAAGAGGTGCGCGATTTGCCAGACCTCATTCGGCTCGCGCTTCGGCTTCGGCGGTCGTGGCCCGAACAGGTCGTCACTCATTCATTCTCCTTTCAGGGCGCAGCCGGACGACATCTCTTGTTCGTAGTGAATGCGGAATAGCGCATCGTCTTCGCGTTGTCTGGTGGCCCGATACATGTCCTCAAGCCTATTCATCGTTTGCCGTGCGGGGTCTTTATGTTGCCGCCCGACGATTCTGTCCTGTACGCAGACACATGGGTATCGACCGTGACCGCCACAGAAGACACATCCATCATCACATCCGTTGCAGAACGCACACGGTCCAAAGCACGATCCCCCCGCCCCGCCACAGAAGTCACAATCCGGCTCGGCAAGGTCTTCGCAGTACCTCTCCGACCACTCGATAAATGTTCGTCGCGGTTTCATTTCGACAACCTCCACAGGGACTCCCAATTGTGCAGAGCGCACATCCACGCGGCAAGAAAAATCAACAGGTCGAGTATGGCGAATACCATATGCTCGACGTAGTTATTGACCGTATGACCGCCAAGGATAAATGCCGACCATACCCACGGCGGAATTGCTGTTAGAAACGCCATCAGTTGGAGGAGCGCAAACACCAACAAGAGCCGAAGGACGAACTCAACCCGTGTCATTTGCCAGCCTCCGTTAAGGCGCGGTCGATGCGGTCTGCTACTTGAATCCGCAACCGCCTCTGTTCGCTGAAACTCTCGGATGATGGGTCAAGGGCGCGTAATGCGTCACGCAATAGTCCCGTCCACTTCTCCCTCTCCTCGGCACGGATGGCGGCTTCCATCTCGGCACGGGCGGCGGAGAGGACGGTACGGACAACATCTTCTACCATGCCCTCGTTCCAGACGGCGGTTTCGTCTATCCACACACGCCAAGTCCAAATCTGCTTTTTGTCACCCATTTCACTCCTCCTTGACCTTGATGGGTTTGCCACAACCGACAAATGGACAGAACACAATCCCATTGGGGAGGTCGGGACGCTTCGGAATGAGACGTGTCTTGACGCCGCAACCCGTCTCGGTTCTATGCGTCACATCGTTCCACTTCCATTCGCACACCTCCCGCTCCTTCGTGGCGGCGGCATAGCCAGCATCGAACATGAACCGAGAACGGCTGTGCGATTCGTTGAATGTGCCGTTGAACGTGCGCTCTGTCAGTTCTTTCATCGCCGCATTGAACGCGGCCTCCTTCTCACTACTCATGGTCTTCCTCCTTCGGGGTTAGGGGGGTGGGATTGCGTGTTGGATCTCTTGGACGCGATGATTTCTACCAACTGTCGAGACGTTATCTCCATAGCACCCAACCTCACAGCCCTTTCGCGTTTGGCCTTGCAGATGTCGAAATGCTCGTTCGGCGTTCCGCGCTTTTGGATGTGCTGACGCGCAACCCCGATAGCGTCTGCCATCTGCAACAGTTCGGTTCGCGTGTCTGCAATCATGTGACACATGAGCATCCGACCGTATTTGGCAAAAGACCTGTCAACGTAAACGCTCATGCCTTGAACTCCACCTCCTCGCCACGACGGGCGGCTTCTCCACCGATACGGGCGGCCTCCGTTAGGGCGGCGGCGAATAGTGCGCGTGACTTCTCGTTCAGGTCGGGCGGTAGGTGAGAGCCGACGCATTTCTCAACGTCGGTCAGTTTGGCATCCGCCCACGATTTATCGAGGCATTCTCTCCATCTCGGCAGTTTGATGGTTTCCATGTCAGGACTCCTTCGGCGGGATTAGTCCTTCCTTGTGCGCCCTCGCTATCCAGTATGCTTGTTTCGTCATCGCCGCGTCTGCTTGTGCAATACGGATTAGCCACGTCTCACGCGGGTCATGCGGTATGATGTTCGTCATAGAACGCTCTCCCGCTAGCCATGCAATGGCCTCATCCAGTTTCATCGCTCATCCCTCCTTCGTGTTGTGTCGCTTGTTTTCCGGCTTCGGCTCCCACTGCTCGCCCTTCGGTCCGCAGGCGTCGTTCTTCGCGTAGCGACGCTTCGCGCAGATGACCGGCACGACATCGCCCTTGACCGGGTCGCGCTCCAGCGACGGATGGATGCACTCGGGACGTATCGGTCCCTCCTGCAACCATCGGCACGTTGTGCAGAATTTCCCTTGCATGATGTTCTCAGATTGGTAGGACTTCTTTCGGTGAGCGTACATGACGACTCTTTATCCCCGCATCTTCCGAGACTCGGTCGATACGGTCGGTCCGTACTGCCAGCCACAAGAGCCGAGTCCCCGCTTACAAACTACCACGCGCTCGGTTTCATTCGCTCCCGGTACTACCTGCAACGGTGATGCGGGTCGCCGGTTGACAGTCGTAGGTCAGAGCCGGACATCTTGAGGAGCGTACTCCGTGACTCTTTCTCGGTCTTCACTTCGTTGCGCTAGGGCGATGACGGACGCCCACTGCCTTCCACCGATGACCGAGAGAAAAAGAAAACCCGACACGCCTGAGAACGATTGACTGTCGAGGTCGAAATCGCACACGAGCGGCGTGCCGGGTTGGGTTTGAAGCCCAAAGGCGTATGTAACTCGTGCGCGTTCCATTCGACTCTCGACACAGAAATAATACAAGGTCGGGAGCAAAAAGTAAATAGCCCCCGACCTCGCCTAGAGTCTCAATCGTTTCGTCGGTTTTCTTTTCTCTTTTTTCTGTTGTCAGAACGGGAGGTCGTCGTCCTTGCCGGTCGGCGCAGCACCCGTCACCGCAGGCGGCTTCGCCTTATACTCGGCGAGCAACGCCTTGAAGCGCTCCGCCATCGGTCCCCAGTCGGTCGTCTCTTTGCCGTTGACCTTGACCTTCTGCGGCATCGGCCAGTTCTCCTTGTCGGCGGGAATCGTCTCGCCGCTCTGCTTCATCCAGCAGAACGAGACCTTCTCATTGCCGCCTTCGGCCCCGCTGACGCCGATGGTGAGCGGCTTCGAGAAGTCGATGCGCTTGAAGCGCGACGCGAAGCCCTGCCCGAACCATGACATCAGCGTGAACTTGAGGCGCATCTTCTTGTCGTCGCCCGCTGCGTCCGGGTCCTCGACGTTCACGATGACGACGTCGCGATGCTGGCCCTGATACTCGTCGTCCTCGATGGCGACCGAGCGCACGAAGCCCGTGATGGCGCGGCACGACTTCCGGTGGCCTTCGCTGTCCTTCTTGCCATACCACATGAGCCCTTTGCTCACGTTGACGAACAGTTGGTCGTTGCCCTGGTTGATGCCCATGATGGAGAGCCCCTTGTGTTAGAACTGCATGAAGAGAATGACGGCCGCCGCGATGGCGACGGCTCCGTTGAGCGCCATGCGCCTTCGGTCCGAGGCGCGGGTGTAGGATTCGACTCGCGGATAGCGCTCGACCGCGAGATTGACAGACAGCATCAGCGCCGACAGCAGATGCAGAATGCCGACGACGAGCGTGAAGGTTTCAGCCATTGAACAGGTCGTTCGTGTTGCGACACCTGAGCGTCACGTTGTCGGGCAGGATGCTCGACTCCATGTGCTCGCAGACGGCGTCGTATTGTGCTTTCGTGAGTTCGGTCGTCGAGCGGACGCCGAAGTTGGCCTCGATGAGTCTCAGGACACCCGCGTGTGTCCAATGGTGCGACGTCGCGATGGTGTAGAGGCGTTTGATTTGCCCCTGTGTGATGACGCCCGACGACTCCGGGTCGATGCCCATGCTACATGATTCCTTGCTCGTTCGCCGTCGGGAATATATCGGTTGACGGCTGACCGAGCACGACAATGTCGCCCACGCCTTCTGCCTTCGGAATCGAGACCGAGAGCATCGCCGGAAAGTCTCGCTGATACGGCTGTGCGTTCGCGTTCTCTTGATTCCAGAACGTGAGCGCGGCGAGAAACAGGTCGAAGCGCGGCTCGATGACGGTGAACTTGTAGCCCTTCTTGTTCCGTCCGTAGCCGACCTGCAAGATAGCGAGTTTGTCATTCAGCGCGTCGGGGAATTGCGAGTAGGCCGACAACTGAGCGACGTGAGACGGGTAGATATCCTTCGAGGTCTTGAGGTCAATCGTCCAAATTTCCTGACCGATTCGCATGCGGATGTCCCGCGTTCCGGCGAAGCCGTATTCCTCGTTGATGCCGACGACTTCGAGCCCGAGCAGTTCGACATCGCCCGCGTGCTCAGTCATGAGGTCGGAGAGCCAGAGGTGGAACGACATGACCGCCTCGTATTCCTCTGCGGTGAGTTCTTTCTCGTTGCCGTCCGAGTCTGGCAGCACGTCGTCGAGCGTGATTTGTCCGGCGAGCAGAAGCCGCTCGATGGCATTGTGAACGCGCCCGCCTTTCTCGCCCGCTTCCTTCTTGAGCCGCTCCATCTCGTCGAAGCCCCGCGTCCCAAGCGCCTGCAGGAAGCCGTAGCCCTTTGGGACGTAGTTGCAGACCCATGTGACGGACTTATAGAAGTCCATCGTGGATTGCTTCTGGTACCATCGCTCGTCAACGGTCGTAATTTGAACGAGGCCGTCTTCTTTGGTCTTGCGAATTTCACGCTTCATAGAGCGCGTCCTTCATGCTGGTGATGACTTCTTTCACTGTTGATGTCGCGCCATCGACCTGTCCGGCAAGGTAGGCCACCCGCGCGACATTTCGCTGTTCGTCGGTCATTCCGACGACGACACACAACTTCTCGATGGCATCCGGCATCTTAGAGACCGTCTGCTTCTCCAGTTCTATTGACATGCGCTCACCGTCCGTTCTTTTGAATCCAGAGCACAAGCGCCTCGACGAGTGCGTCCGGCACATTCTGCTCTTTTTCTTTCGCCAGCATCCCAAAACGCTTCCAGAGTCCTTGCGGGATGCCCTTCGCGCTCACGGCACGACGCCGGAGTCGCTTGTCGCTCGCCTTCACCTTGCCGCTGACGAGCGCATCTGCCTCTTGATAGAGGAACTCGAACTGCTTTTTCTTTGCCACGTTTTCATCCTTTCGTTGTAAAGAGGTCAGCAGGAATGTAAGGGGAATCCCCCTCACTTGAAAGGTGCGCGCGGTAGATATTGGCCGAGCCATAGGAGCCGCGCGGCATGAAATTGTAAAGGAAGTATGACAGGTCCCAAAGGGCGTGCCGGTTGTGGTGGTCGGCATGGGCCGCTGCTGCGAGCAGGTTGCTCTCGAGGACTGCCTGCGTGAACGAGCCGGGCGTCTGCTTGAAGTAGAGGTAGCGTAGCATCGTTTCAATCTGCTCCGCTCGGACGCGATACGCCCCGCCTTCGATGCACTCCGAGGTCAGTCGGGCTGTCTCGTTGGCGATGAAGGCCAGCAACTTCTCTGCCTGTTCTCCGGTCATGGTTTGCACTCCTTTACGCTGAGGATGGCGATGGGCCTGTGACCCGCCTGTTGCAGTTTCCCTTTGGCCAACGCCTTCAAGTGCTCGTCTTTGAGTGTTGCGACGGGAAGCATACGCACGACGGTCGTGCGCTGCTTTCCGTCGGCGCCTCGCCAGTCAACCACATAGTGCTCGCTCATGCTTCATCCATGTCGAAGAGACGCGCCGGCCGGTTGACCAGCATCTTGTCGAGCGTCGCCTTGACGTCCTCGAACTGCGCCGCGATGGCCTTCCGTGACTTCGGGTTCTTGCGGAGCGTCTCGCCGCTTGTGCTTCCGATGATGGCCTTCGCCTTTTCCACAAGCCCAGCCAGCTCGTCGTCGTCCATGAGGTTCTTGGCCTCGAACGTCTCGAAGAACTCGGACAGGTTCGCGACGAGCGACTCTTTGATGATGGGCGGCTTCTTGCCCGGCTCAATCTTCAAGCGCTCGACCGCATGTTCGATGACCTGCTTGAATCCCTCGCGCAAGGCGAAAAGGATTTCCTGCTCGGCATCGATGAACTTCTTTCGGAGCTTGTCGGCTTCCTGCTGGCGCAACTTCGCCGGGATATTCTCCGGCACGCCGAAACCTATCCACGCCCAGTCGATGTCGAAGCGACTCGTCAACAGGTTCGCCGCCGGGTAGTCGTTCTGGTCGTAAAGGTCGCCGAGTGCGTCGCTCGCCTTCGTGACCGCATCGGGATAGGCCGCGACGAATGCCGGGACAAGTTCGTCGCGCATCTTCTTCAGACTCTTCGCCAGATGTTCCTCAAACACCGGGACTTGGTCGAGTTTGACAACGTAGATGCCCGCCTTCAAGAATGACGGCATGCAACGAGCCATGCACCACGCCTTCGTCTCGTGCAGGTGACGCCGGAGCGCGACGAGTTCGTCGGACTCGATGAGGTGCTTCGTCAGTGAGAGTTGCCGCTTGTCAGCTGAGACCTTGACGGCGCTCATGTCGGCCTTCTTGCGGTTGCCCCATTGCGAGAGCGTCATCGTGAAGAGCGTCGCTCGCTTGAGCAGGTCGGATTCGATTAGTCGGGGAGCCATGTCATTCCTCTGTTGAGATGAACCGCGTCTGACGCGGTCGTGGTTTTGGTTTCGCGCTGACGTCGGCCTTGCGTCGGACCGCCTTCATCGCCTTGGAGAGCGCTCGGACGGCGCGTGTGAGTTTGGTCAACTGCCGATATTGCTCGTCGAACAATTCGTCGAGCGTCTTACGGCGTGCCATAGGACTGCACCTTGACGTACTGCGGAGCCACAACAATCTCGCTCTCGTCACGTTGCTCGAAGTAGGCGATGATGTGCGCCTTCGGAACAGTCGCCGTGACGAGCACCGGCTCGCGGTGTTTCGTCTTGAAGCGGTTAGCGAACCAGCGAGCGCGATTGTGGTCGGTCGTCCACGACCAGCCGAGTTCGTTCCTTCCTTTCGTTGCTCCACGATAGATGATGACGGGGTCGGGAAGCGCTGCGAGAACCTTCTGCTCGCTCTTTGTCATGATGTGCTTCCGGTCGGTCGGTGTCGCCGTGCGCGGTCCGGCGAAGAGTCGCGGGAAGACCCCTTGATACTGCCAGACGTTCTCGCTGTCCTGCCACACTTCGGCGAGCAATCGGAACCAGCGACGACCATTAATGACCGCCTCGATGGCGAGCAAGTGCGTCATGGCGTCCCACCGATACGGCCGCTCATGAAAGAACACGAAGCGCTCGAACTTGCTCGACCGCAACGCGTCCTCGGTTGCCTTCGACTTCATCCGGTACTGAGCATTGAGGAACGCGTTCAACGCCGGATGATACGGCACCGAGAACACGAGCGGGTGTCGGAGCATCGCGAACGGCTTCGCGTGCGGCTCAAGATACGGGCGCAGCGCCGGGTCGAGCGGTTCTTTCTTTCCGACCAATTGGTCGATGTCTTGGATGGTCATGTTCATTCCTCGAACGAGAACCGTCGCGTCGGCTTCGCAAGTACGACCGTGACGGGCGTCGCTGGTTCTTTCTGTGTCTTCGTTTTGCTCACGGCTGGCGGTCCCTGCACCTTGAACCGAACCTCGCGCTCGTCAAGTTGTCCGGCAACCTCGGTCGTGTGCTTGCATTTCCTGACGCCATGCTTTCGGAGCGAGAATATCCAGCCCTTGCAGTTGCAGGACATCGCGCCGTCGCGGTAGACCTTCGTCACGTAGAACGAGCCCGGTGACGACGACGACTCGAACCTGAATTCCCGTATGACCTCTTTCTTCTTGAGGTCGGTGGCGAGTGCTTTGCCGATGTTGCTCATGCGAGATGCTCCCGCTCCCACGCGAGGCAAACCTCGCGAGATTCATGCGCGAAGACGGGCGCACCGTCCGGCAATCGAACCTGCCAGCATTGCGATGTCTCGTCGAACTCGACCGTCGAGGCACGCTCGATGGAGAGCGTGCCGAGCGTGCGCAGGTCGATGGCTTCGTCGTAGAGGCAACGAGCCGTTCCGTCGATGGCGAAGTTGAGTGTCATTGCGACCTCGTCTGCTTGCGCTCTGGGCTGGCAGCGTATTCTGGTTTCCGTTTGTTCGACGCGACGACACCGAGCGACTCTTCGAGGAACTTCGTCGCCTTCTCGCATTCTGCGCCTTTGAAGCCCTGCGAGTCGATGGTGATGCTCCCGTCAGGAGCGACCTCAACGATGATGTGCTTGTCCATTAGCGGATTCCTCCGATGCGAAGTTGGACCGTCCCGTCTTTCTTCGCGACGCGCTGAACGCTCAAGCCCTTGCGCCGCGCTTCTTGCGTGGCCTTGTGGACGCCATACATCTGCACGAGGCGCGTGCAATCCTTCCCGAACGCCTTGAGCAATCCCTGTCCCGGCCCCCAAAAATCATAGGCGAGCACGTAGCCGTTGCCGCGCTTGACGATGCCAACCTCATACTGAACGCCCGGCACTCTGATGACGTGGTCGCATTTGCCGAGGTCGCTCGCCTTCATGCCCTTCGGCAGAGGATAATCGCCGACCGAACGACCGTACCACTTGTACGTCCTGACGTTCTCGACGAATTCTGCGCCGAGTTCTTTCACCGCGGCCTTGAGCGCGGCGAGGTCCTTGACCTCAACGTTGACCGTTGCGACGTGTGACATAGGATGGCTCCTTGGTGGTGGTGGTGATGGTCTTCTCTTTATGATTCCATGCGCCGTGCGGTCGCTTGAAACGTCGGCTCGCTCTCGTGCTTGTAAAGACCGGGAGCGGCCGCATTGATGAACTTCTGCGACGCCTCACGAGAGAGGCGCTCAATCTGTTCCTTCGCGCTGACGCTGACCGGGACGATGTAGGTCGCCGCCTCGTTCAACTTGACGCGAAGCCGATGCGCGATGGTGCAGCAGTTCCGAATCTCAGCACCCGTCCAACCTTCGTCATTCGGCATCTCGGTCGCTGTTGGCTTGAGGCCGAACCTCTTGAAGTAGATGCGCCAGATGTTCTTGCGGTCGTCGGCACTCGGCAACGGAAAGAAGAACGTGCCGAACGAGAACCGTCGCCGCAATTCCGGCGGTAGGATGCTGATGCTGTTACAGGTCGCGATGAAGAGCGTCTGCCCTTGCGAGACGGCATCGACGACTTGGAGCGCAGTGCGAAGCCGCTGCTCCGATTCGCCGACGAGCGAGCCCTTCATCCCGCCGAGGTCGAGCGCGATGGTCGGTATGCCGGCCTCGTTGCCCGTTGCTTTCGCGATGGCTGACTTGCCGGAACCGGGAGGGCCAATGAGAATGACGCCCGATGCCTCTTTGTCTTGCATGAACGTCAGCAGCGTTCGCAGATAGTCTTGCGAGACGCCCGACGAATCGGTCCCGCTCGCGGCCATGCTCTTCTCGATTTCGTCGATGAAGACGATAGCACGCGGCGGTTGCTCGCCATTGCAGACGGCCTTGAGGAACTTCTTTGCGTTCGAGTAGCCGCCGACATCCTCGAACGTCTCGCCGCCACGCCAGACCGACAGGCCCGGCGTCTGCTCAATCATGCGGCGCTTCCGTTCCCACAATCCGTCGTGGTCGAGCCCCTCTTTCGAGACGGACATTGCGAGCACTTGCTCCGCGCCGAACGCCGACAGACCGAGCAACGTGTCGTGGACCTTCTTGCGGTCGCCGATGGCCTTCGACGTCAGCCCCGCATCCTTCGTGATGCTCTCGATGATGCCGTCCACTTCTTCGGACGTCGGGAGCGTATCGGTCAGCGTCACGACGTCATTCTTGAGCACCGCCGGAGCATTGACGCCGACTGGAACCAATGCGAGCAGCGTCGAGCCGGTCGTCTTGAAGAGGTCGCGCAGATTCCAGATGGCCTGCACGACGGGCTCCATGTTCCAGAACAGGTGCAGATTGTGGCAGAAGATGACCGCCCGCTCCGGCCACTTCTTCCCGTAGAACGACGTGAGGAAGTCGGTCGCGTTCAGCGTGTCGAGCGAAGAATCAAAAAGCGCCTCGATGGTCTGCTTGCCGACCTCGTTCACGCCCTGAGCGCCGCGTGCGACGTCCCATTGCACGAGCGCGAACTTCTCCGCGCCGCCGTTCATGTCCTTGATGACGTTCTGGATGGTCTGCGTTGCGTCGCTCGTCTCAACGATGACGAGCGGGACGCCTGCGCGACGTACTGGTCGAATACTAATCATGACGATTGCCCTTTCTCGAATGGTCTGTTCTGAGAGTAGCCGATGGAATCCTCGCTGACGAATCGCTCTTTCCATCCTATCGGGAACCGGTAGCGCGGATTCACGACGGCCCACAGATGGAACTGATTCGCCGAGTCAACAAGACGACTCTCGGCTGGATAGAGTTCGACGGCCTCGCATTCCGGGCCGACGAGTTCGCTCTTGATGCGCTGCAGGTCTCGCCAGTCGTGAATCGGTTGACGGTCGAGCCGCTTGATGGACAGGTGCAGCATATCGTCGCGGTCCGGTCCTGCTTTTTCGAGCCGCCGGACGACGACGTGGTAAACGTCGTTGCAATAATGCGCGACGTTCTCCGTCTCGCGTGCAACGAGCCGCTGCGCTTCGTCCATCGAAAGCCCGCGCTTGATGAGCGCGGCGATGGCCGCCTTGAGCGACGCAGGCGTGACCTCTGCTGGTCTGAGCGGCGTCACGAGCCCACCTCCATCAGTTGCGTCAGATACGGATGCGCCGCTCGGAACGTCGCGAGCGCCCGCTCGCGCACGAACGGCAGGAGCCGCTTCGCACTCTTCGCCAGCGAGCGCATCGCGTGGGCTTTCGTCGGGAAGTCGGCATACAGCACGCCGGGGATTTCGACGTGCTGCCGCTTCGTGTCCGGGTCGTAGAACGTGAAGCCCGCCTTGACCTTGCCGAGCAGGATGTTGTCGCCGTCCATCTCGAAGATACCGGGCCGCTCGAAGAGCGATGTCGGAAGGACGTCGGAGAGGTGAACGAATTGATTGCGTGACATGGGGAACCTCGTAGAGTAAGTGGTGGATGGTTAAAAGATGGGAAGCAGCCAACCGGGCGCGAGAGCGTCGCCGTGCAATGTCCCGCAATCGAGGCACGACCCGGCGTGTTCGTCCTTCATCTCAATCGGACCGCCGCAAAGACCGCAGACAGGCAGCCCGTCCGTCTCGCAAGTATTGAACGCGTCATACATGCGGACGGCGTTCAACACCGTCGGCTCAAGTGCCATGCCGCTGGCTTCCATACGGACGTCGTGGAGAGTGGTCATTGTCCGGCCTCCATCCAGAACACTTCCAGCCGCTTGTTTATCCACTCCGCCATTTCCCGCACCTTTCCGTAGCCCGTGGAGTGCGATACGTCGTACTTGTTCTTGTATATCTCCCCGAATTGCGCGGTGTCGATTGTCGGGGCGTTGATGGTCGTTTGCTCCCATTCGACGGCGCAGATGTTGTCCGAATTGCGATGCTCGAAGAATGCGATATTGAGTTGCCTGTTTCCGCCTTTCGAGCGCAGGGATAGCACGTAGCCCTGTTCCCTGCAATTCTCCCATCGGGCAATCGTAATATCTGCAAGGCATCGTTTCTGAGCGTCATCCCAACTGCAATCCATCTCTGGCTCAATGAAACAAAGAACTGCGCGGGCCTGTTGGTTGGCTCCGTCGTTGTGGTAGTGTCTGAGTTGTGTCATCGTGTGTCCTTTCGTGTGAGAGGTTAGAGATAGCGCCGCTTGGCAACCGCGCCGTCTTCGCAACTCCGGCAATGTTCGTAGTCGCGCTCGGCTTGGTTCTCTCCGCAGCACGTTCTTCCGACAACCGTGCCGAAGCACGAATCCTTCTCGAACGGGATGACATCGTAGCCCGTCGGGATGTCGTTGCCGCAGTAGGGACACAGCCACGGCGTGAAGATGACCAGCGTGCCGTTGCACTTCGGACAATCTTCATACTCTGGCGGCTCCGGTGTTCGGTCGCGCATCGCCTCGTTGAGACGTTGGTTGTGATGATGGGTGTGGTCGCTCATGGGGAAGCCTTTCAGAAGATGAAGCGTGAGTGAATGTGAAGCAGTGGGTTGGTAGTGCGTTGTGACCGGAAGAGTCTTTAGAACTTGTCCGGCCTTCCAAGCAGTGGCCTTCTCGCAACGAGCCGTTTGTCCTAACGTCTAATATCCAGAATCATTTAACTCAAGGGCAGGTGCTTCTCCGGTCGGACAGGACCGCCGGACCGCCTGCTGACTCCTTCATGCGTCAGGGGACGACTCGCATCGCTCGACGGGTTTTATCATGCCCGCATGATGAGCGATTGCGCGTTTGTCGTGTCTGCTTGGCGACGCTGCGTTCGGTTCGGGGTCGGGACTGATTCGATTCTCAGGCGCTCGCTGCGCTCGGGGAGAACCCGTTGCCCTTCTGGCCTACTTGCAGACGTCTCAGGTTGTCAAAGAACCGCTTGATTGCTTGGGTATAAGATAGAAGAGAGGGATGAGAAAAGAAAGTAAAATCGGAAAAAATAACAGTCAGAAAGCCCAATGGTTATTAGGCGTTCTGGCCTTTCTTTACTTTCTATCTCGGAAAAGGGCGGCGTCCGGCTCTAGGGCGAGACCGGTGGACCGGACCGGGAGCGACGGAGAGCCGCTCGCCGGACGCCGAGGAATCAGAGCGTCGAGCCGATACCGATGCGGAGACCGCTCGATGGCCCGAAGGCGTAGTGCGCCGAGAGGTAGGCGTCGCGCACGAACGGAATGACGTGGGAGAGATTCGCCCGCACGCCGACGACGACGTGCAGACATTCGAGGTCGGCAGCGATACCGACCGATGGGAAGCGAGCGACGATATTCTGCAGAGCCGGGCCGCCCGTTGAATACGAGAACGGCGTCAGGACGAGCGCCGCCTCGCGGCTGTCGCCGAGGAACAACTTGTCGAGCGAGACGGCCCAGTCGTTCCAGAGCCAGCGGCGGCGGTCCTCTTCAGGAGCGATGACCGCGACGCGCTCCTTGCGATAGTCAGGCAACGACATGGTCTTCGATGCGTCACGCAGCGAGCGCAATCGGACCTGATAGACGTCGAAGAGTTTGCCGTCCTTGTCGAGCAGCGTCGTCGTGATATCCTCGACGCCCATCTTCATCTCGTAGGACAGATTGTAGATGCGGAACACGGTGTCGGGTTCGACGATGGCCGTGAGCCATTCATCCTCATACCATCCGTCGATGTTCGTCTCGCCTTCGTCTGCGATGACGACCGTGCCTTTGCCGGAGATGACCGAGACGACGCGAGCATGGCGCTCGGTCAGCGAGTCGATAACGCGCCAATAAGCGGCGTCGCGCTCGGCGTCGGCACGTTTCACCGAATCGACGAAGCGAGCAAAGTCGGTTGCCTCGGCAAGATAGAGCGCCTGCATTTGATTGATGCCGTCATGCAGTTGCCGGAACTCTCGCGAGTAGTCGCGTTCGCGAAGCGCGGGACGATACTCGGCCGGCGTCACGAACCACGCCACGCCGAGCGTCGCAAGAACGGCGATGACCTTCGGAACGATGCCGATGCGAAAGACCTCTGCGACGACACGTGCGAGAATACCGAACAGCCACACGCCGAACTTCTTAAGCGTCTTCATGTCGTCGCCTTGCAGTCGATGTGGATGCAGTTATTCTTTCGCTCGACGAGGAAGCCGACCATGCCCGGCGGCTTCGCAATATCCACGACGGCATTGATGACCGCGAGTTCATTCGAGACGTCGTGGTCGGGACCGCCGCCGATGTCGAAGCACGTGCCGTTGAAATGCGCCGACGGCGGGATGATGCGGCCCTTCTTGTTGACACCGTCCTTCCAGTAATCGAACAGCACTTCTGCGCGGAGCGGCGGGTTGATGATAACGCCGCGATTCAGGAGCGCCGACCAGACGGGCTGCCACGCATAGACCTGACGACCTTGGAAGTCGATGGCTGCCTCGACGTCCGGCTTCATCATGTCGGGATAGTCTCTCGCCAGTCCGAACCGAACGGCATAGTGCCGAATGATGCTGAGTTGCTGCTCGGCCGTTCTGAGCCCCGACGTGACGACGGCCGGATTCGACTCGAACCATGTGTCGAGCGCGTGGATGACCGGGTCGATAACGTCCGTCAGAACGACGCCCGCATTGACGGTCAAGAAGCGGTTGCTATCGGAGAGCCACGTCATGACTAGACTCCCGCGTCGGCCTTCGCCTTCGCCGCTAGTTTCGCGGTCGCGACGAATCGGTCGAACACCCACGCTGCACCCATTGACTGAGCGGCCGAGGTTCCTATCCAATCAATCCAGCCCGAAGGTCCGGCGTGCATTCGACTCCCGCCCTCGATGACGGACGAAATGAGGCCGTAGTCCCACGCCCAACATGCGAACAGACCGACGAGGAACGAGATGAATCGGATGGTCGGGCCGTCGAGCGCCTGTCCTTTGAAGAGCGAGAAGAGCAGGTTGCGCACGAGCGTCGTGATACCGACGAACGAGAAGTCTTTGTAGACCTCGACGATGGCCGAGATGAAGATGATGAATACGCCGAACTTGACGAGCGCGGCGAAGAGTGGACCCATAATGCCTTCCATGACGGCTCCTATCGTTTGCGACGACGACGCGGCGGGATGTGAATGTCCCGTCCTGATACGCGAATGTCGTCGCGGGTGATTTGACGCTCCATCGCGAGCGAGAGATTGTGGCTGACCTTCTCGAGCCGCTCCCGGCTCTCGCGGAATCCCTCGATGTTCGTATTCTTGATTTCGACGAGGTGCTCGTTCATCTGCCGCGTCTGTTCGGCGATGACGGCCAGCGACGCCGCGATGCCCTTCGCCGAGCCGTTCAGGTCTGACGGTCGCACCGGAACGACGCGCTCGATGATGCGGAGCGTCAGATAGAGAATGCCGCCCGTCGGGATGCTGGCAGCCATGATTTGCACCCACAACGGGGCATCGGTGAGGAACTCCATCGCGTCACCTGAACAGTTTCTGAATGAACGCCAGCAACCATGCGTTGAGTTGCTTCCACTCTTCCCATTGCGCCCGCAGTTCAACGAGCGGGCGCTTCATGACCAAAAAGTGATACGTGACGGCCTTCGTCGGCAATGCGACGGCAAAGAACCAGACGAGCGACCAATCGAGAGCCCCGCGTCCGGCGACGTAAGCAGACGCCATGACGACGAGGTCCGCATTGTGCCAGAAGTCGAGCGGGAACGGGCCGAGATATTTCTCCGTGTCGCTCCATGCCCGGTAGAACCGATTGCGCTCATACCACAACTCGACGCCGTCCTCTTGCGAGAGAGCGCCCCACAGGTCGCGGTCGCGAAGCGCCTTGAACATTCCGGCGAGAAACGAAAAGAGGACGACCGTCATGGTCGCACCTCGCGGGGTTCGCTGGAACTTGCCTGATGCTGGAGCATGAACGAGTAAACCTCGCTTGCTTTCGTCACGGCGTCACGGATGAACCAGCCGCCGAGCAGCGACAGGATGACAAGGCCGCCGACGATGGAGCCGCGCCAGACTTCCAGACGGCGCACGCGCCCATTCTGCTCGTTCAAACGGTTCACGACGTTCTCGACCGCGGTGCGCGTCGCCGCGATGTTCGTGTTCATGAGTTCCAGCGTCGGCGGTTGCGCCGCCGTAAAGCCCCGGACTTCCAGCGCCAGAGCGTTTACTTGTCTGGTGAGTTCGTCGAATTGCGTCTTGGCGGTTTCTCGCATCACTGCCTCGTCGTGGTATAGCCCTGCAGGAGCCGGACGTAGTTCGCCCCGGCGTCGCTAATCTGAACCGTGACGGTGAGGTCGTTCGTCGTCGTCGTATTGATGGCGACGTTGCTCGCGTAGGCGTCAATGGAGCCGGACTCTGTATCGAACTCCGAGAATATCTCCATTTGCCCGGATGTCCCGATGTTTCGGAAGGTCAGCACCGTTTCAGAGTGCCACGGACGGAGCGCTGTCCCGCTGCTTGTGATGACATTCGTAAGCAGGGTCGTCGCTCCTTTCTTGATGCGGAACGTGAGCGTCTTGGACGCTCCGGCAGCGATGGAATAGTCGCCGTGGAGCATGATGGTCACGACCTTGCCGACCGACGGATAGTTCGCTCCCATGTTCGCCGTGTAGAGCGTCGTCTCGGCGGTCGAGTTCGTATCGACCACGTTCGCCATCACGACGTTGTGCGTCATGTCGAAGTAGCGATTGACAATATACTGCCAGCCGCCGAACGCTCGCTGCGTCGAGTCCCAATATATGGTACCGGGCTGGATGTCCGTCTCCTTTACGCCCTTGAGCCGAATCTGCTGGACGAGCATGGAGTCGATGTTAACGTAAGGCCGCTGCTCCCACCGTTGCGTCGTCGCGTTCCATGCGAGAGGCCCGCCGTTGGTGGACGGCTGAGTCGTATCGACATTCGCAATCTGCTCAAGGTCGAGATGCCTGTCAGGATGAACAAACAGGATGCCGTTGCTCGCGTTCTGATAGACGACCGTCGCTACGAAGTTCTGATGGTGCGGAGCGTTCGGCACCGTATCGGTCAATGCGCCCGGCGTCCACTTCGAGGCATAGAGTTTTGTTCCCTCTGTCCATGCGTTCGTATTCAGGCCGCGCACGTGGCCCCATGTCGTCACGAAGCCGGTCGCGTTGTCGTCGATGTCTTCCGTCGTGACGCCGATGACGCTCGCCGTCGCCTCTGCGTTTCCTCGGGTGAGAGCAATCGTCGGTCGCTGTCCCTGCGCCCCGTTGACATAGACGACGCTTCCTTCGGGAATGTCCGAGCCCGTCTTGTTCGTGCTTCGCAAATATTCCTCTTGCCCGACTTGGAGCGTGACCGCTGTGCCGGATGGGACAAGGTCAACGGTCTTGTCGGTATTGTTGAATGTCAGCGTTGCCGTGTTCTCGGTCGGCGTGTTGCCGTCACCGATGACAACGCGGCCCGGAACGGCTGGCGTGCCGACGCGCATCGAGTCCCGAACGAGCAGAGCGCCGAGAATTCTCATGTAGCCATAGACGTCGGCAGAGTCGAGGATGACGAACGCCCCGGCTCGGTTCGAGGCGGTGTCGCCATAGAAGCGACCCTCGACGTCCATGTCCTGCTTAAAGAAGTTGTGGACGTTCAGCGTTGCAATCGTATCGGTTCCGCTCAGGATGGGAATGATGAGCGTGCGGCTCGCGGGCCACGCTGTCGTCGGCGGTCGCATGTCGTACGTTTCCGTCGAGGCACTTTGGTACCAACGGACAAGCCCGTTGCCGACGCCGGGGTCGCCGACGCGCACCTGCTGACCGAACTGTCCGGAGCCGTCTATGTCAAGCAGAGAACCGTCGCCGAATCCGACCCAGCCGATAGTCGAAGACACTTTGACCACTTGGAAGAGACCGTTCGCCGCGACGAGATAGCGAACGAACGCCGAGTCGAAGCGCCGGTTGTACGTTCCGAGTTTCCGGGTGAAGTCGCCGTCCGGGATGAGCGAGCCACGAACCGGGATGTCCTGCGCCACCAGAGGCGCGAAGAGCAGAAGTAGAGCGAGAAGTTTCTTCATGGCGTCTTGTCCTGAAGTGCGATGCCGAGCGTGACGTAGAACTTCCCGTCAGCATAGGCCGCGCCGGTTCGTTGTGCGGCGAGTTGAAAGGTGATGTCGGTTCCGCTCTGAGCAATCTCGCCAATCTGCACGATGGCCGCTTCTTGGTGCGATTGAAGAACGAGCACCGGAGAGTAGTCGGTGAGCAGCATGGCAGGATAGGGCAGCCCGGAGTCGTCCGTTGCCAGAACGCCAGAGTTCGTCGTGAAGGGCTGCGGAGCGTCGGGCGTCCCGGTGACTTCAATGAAGGTCTTGTTATACATGTTGTCCTCGGTGATGACGCCGGACGGCGGCCAGCGAGTGTAAATGTTCGTGTCCTTGAGCCGGAGCCGGTAGGACGGATTGAGTTCGGTGTCGAAGAGCCACTGCGCCTCGAAGCCAGACGGGTCGGCCAACACGACCGAAACGTCGCCAGCGTCGGGATGATAGACCCACTTCGTGCTCGCCTTGAGGAAGCGCATGACGAACAGGCGGTCGTCCCGGTCGAACAGCACTCCAAGGTAGAGCGAGATGATGCGCCGGAAGCCCTTGAAGTAGGTGCGGATGTGCCCGTCGTTCATGACGAACGAGAGCGGTGGGAACAATTCGACCGCGTCGGGATGCGTCAGGCCGCGCTCTGTGACCAGAGGCAGGACACGCGTCATGGTCACACCGCCGTCGTCGTAGTTGAGTTGAATCGTCGCCATGCTCAGGTCGGAAAGTCGTCACGAATCTCTGGCTCCACGAGCCGGAACTGATACGCTCGCATGAGCGAGCAATCGAACAGCCACTCATTCTCGAAGCCGGTGACATCCTCAAGCGAGAACGGAAGGTCGTTCTCGGTGAGCCAGTCGATGCTGCGATTGTTGTCGATGAGCCAGTAGATGATGCGCTTCTGGTCTTCGGCATCATGCACCGAGCCGACGTCGAACCATGCCCGCCGACGAATGCCGGTGATTTGGTCTTCCATGCGCCCGTCGAGATAGGAGCGTTGCAGCGGCTTCCAGAACTGGAAGAGTTGCGGGTCGCTGACGCCTTTCTCCGCGAGCACGTCGAACTCGATGCACTCGCAAGGCAGGCCAATGTCGTCGAGGTAGAAGAACTCGTCGTCGGCGCACCAGACGTCGAGCGAGGTCGTCGCTGTGAGCGCGATGAAAACGAAGGACACCAGAGTCCATGTACCGTCAGGAATCAGGAACGCCGCCGAGGTGACGCCGCCCGTCCTGAAATAGACCGAGCGCGTGTCGCCGCTCGACTGATAGACCCAGAACGGATAGAGGTAGCGCCGACCGACGACGAATGTCGGGTTGTGAGGCGACGCCAACGTGACGTAGTTCGCTGACCCGTCGCTCGCTCCGGTTCCGCACTTGAAGGAGTAGGAACCACCGTGGGCATAGGTCGCCGATTGCACGACGGTTGCCGTGCCGACTCCCGCCCAGTTCCCCACGCCGCTTTCCGCATTCCGGTTGGCGGCGGTGGGGAGCGTGAGCGCTCCGTATCGGAGTCGAAGCGTTCTCACGACACGACGGAATCGAAGGCGCTGTTGAGCATCTTGCCGAGCATCGTGAAGCGAACGACCCGGTTCTTCTCGCCGTCACTCGCCGACTCGAAGTTCACTTTGAGCCCGGTCTTTCCATCGAGCGTCAGCACCAGCCCGTCGATGAACGTGATGATGGCTTTCGGCGAGAGCGCCAGCATCTCGTCGAGCAGGAGCAGGTCGGCGTTGTCCGTCGCCTTCCAGTCGAGTTCGATGTTGACCGAGAGCGACGCCGGCAGAAAGCGCCGGATGCTGTCCTCGTCGGCGAGCCCTTCGACCGTGCACTTGACGTCGCTGATAGGTGACATGGTCTGAGGCGAAGCGCCGCCTTCGATGTCGAGCGTCAGCGAAGCGACGCCGCACGAGCGGATGTGCGTCAGGTCGGGCGAGCCACCATCCGTCGCCGCCGTATAGACGCCGATGGCATGGAAGGTTCCGGCATCGCCGGTCGCCTCGAAGTTCGCCGCAGCGAGCGTCGGCTTCAGGAGCGCCAGCGTGTTCGCGGTCGAGGCGTAGATGCTGCCCTGAAACTCAAGCAGGATGTGCCGGTCGTCTTCGGGCGTCCCATCAGCCACGAGACGGCCCTTGACACCGACCTGAGCGGCCGTGACATGTACCCATCCTTCCGATGCGGCCCCGGCTGGCGTGACGGCGTCGGACAGCTTGAAGAGGAACGAGTTGAGCCCGTTCTGGATGGTGTCGAGCAGTTCGAGTTCGGTGAGCGACGTCTGCTTCATCTTGCACGACGCGGTGAAGTTCCAGACGCCCTGCGAGCGGTTCTTGCCCATGCTGTTCGGCTTGTCGAACGACTCGATGTTCATGATGCCTTCGGCAAGGTCGCCAAGGGTCTGCCACTTCTCGCCGACCCCGGCGATGTAAAGACCGATGAATGTGGCGAGCCGCATATTGGCGGGACTCGCGGTGGTGACGACGGGGAAAGGCATGGTTGAATCTCCTTGTGGTGTTTACTCTTCTTGCAGCCAGAGCACTTGTGATGAGTTCGACTCAAAGTCCTTTGTGACTTCTGTCGCGTAGTAAATGTCCGTCGTGATGAGGTCGCTGATGCTGGTGCGCTTCATGGGTTTCAACGAGCGATGCGACGTTACCGCCCCGTCCGTGAACTTCATGGAGCCGTAGCCGCGCTCGAATGCTTTTTGTCCCGGCCCAAAACGGCGTGAGTAGTAGAGCATGAGCGCCGCTTGGATGCTGTCCCAGTTCGCGGCCCAGTCGCCCGCCTGCCAATCGTAGAACTGCGCGAAGAGGCAGGTCTTCATCGTGCCGCCGTCATTGTAGAAGAGCGACCGGTACTGATAGATGGAGAACCCCGGAGCGGCCGGAACGAAGTCAATTTGAAACTCCGTCAGGAAGTCGATGTCGAACTCAGCACCGGGCGGCGGGTCTGGAATGGACATGTCGGCGGTCGGAACGAGGATGCGAATGCCGAATAGATAGTACCAGACTTCTTTGCTGCCCGTCCGGTAGGCGTATTGCATCGAACGGTCGATGACCGATAAGCCGACGTCGGGGATGGTCGCCGGGAGCACATCGCCAACCTTGACCGTCGCCTGCTTCTTCTCCGTCGCTGAATAGAGCAGCGACTCTTCGATGCCCTTCTCTGGCGTGATAGTGTTCGCGTACGAATTGCCCCGCGTCAGAAATTCGAGGCGGTGCTTGTCCGTCGCGTCGCCAGCGAACGAGCCGTCTGCTTGTCCGTAGAAGTGGCGGCACGTCCAGCCGAAGTTGAGGCAGAGCACGCGAAGTAACTCGAACACGTTGGCGTATCGGGTCTCCCAGTGATAGGGATTGTCGTCCGATGCCGGGCAGTCGAAGTAGCCGCGCGGAATGCCTGCGGCCGGGTCATGAGCGCCCCGGATATAAGTGTCCATCGCTTCGACGACCGTGAGCCCGTCGTCTTTCGTGAACCGGATGTCGGTCGAGCGCACGATGACGTTCGTCGTCGCGTAGGTCTGCTGGAAGCCGACCGCGACGATGGACGCGAGCACGCTCTCAAGCGTCCAGAATCCGGCGACCGCGCTCTCATGCGCCAGCAATTCGGTGATGAGTGTCGAGATGCTCGTCGCTTGGATGGCCCTCGTCAGCGAGACGACCGAAACCCTGACCGTCCTGACGACCGCGCTGTCGTCCGCTGCGACATAGTGCTCCGGCCATTGAATCTCGTCGCGATAGACTTCGCCCCAGAAAAAGAACGTATCGACTCCGTCCTCTTCGAGGATGAACCGGAACTGCACGCGCCGCGTCGGGTCTTCCATGAGCACGTGATACCAGAACCCTTCCGGGTAGGTGCTGTAGTCTTCTGCAAGTTCGAGTTCCAAGTTCTCGACATCGACGAGGCCGGGCTCGACGTCGATGCGCTCGACGAGCGGCCCGATGCTCATGATATGATTGCCAAACGGCAGCGTCGGAGCAGCGACCGACGAAGGCAGGACGAGACTGACTTTCATCACGCCGCCCGCGTTGTTCTCGACATCAGCCAGAGCGTAGAGCGTCCACGGTACGGCGCACTCGCCAGTCACCGGAATCAGTATCGGGCTGGCAGGATTCGGAGCGTCGTGCGCCACGCTTAGGGTGAAGTCATAGCCGCCGTAGGAGCCGGGCGAGAACGTCAGTTCAACGTCGCGTGAGTCGCCATTGTTGTCGAGATTGAAAGCGGAGTCGCCCGCGCCGAGCACGAAGCCGGTCGGCACCGGGTTAATGGTGACCGCTATCGCAATCGACGGGGTGGTCGTATTCGTGAAGCGGATGACCGCCGAACCCGACTGCCCAATATCGACTACGCCGAAGTCGAGACTGCCAGCGACGACGTCGTATGCGAGCGCTTGATACGCCACTACATAGTCCTTCCTCGACGACCACGGGACGCTCTGGCTTGCACCAGCACGATATCAGTTCCTCGCAGACGGGTCTCAAGAACAATCGGCTCGGACGACATCGGAGCCGACTCCATGCGCGATGCTTT